TCTACAACGATATTATTCACGACCCCGCTGTTCACATAATGTGAAGGGCTTAGGGCTGGGAGCACAGGAAGTTTAAACTTCTGTTGAAATGCACGAAGCATTTCGACCCCCGGAATATATCCTCGTATAGTCTTCGCCACGACATCGAAAAGGCTAGCAAGAGTTTCATTATGGGGTCAAACCCCGTAATTAATCGTCTTGCCCGTCCTTTTAGCTGTGGTCATGAAAGCTGTCACCCGGGATACAGAGTGAGCATTCATTCATCCCTTGATAAGAGAATCATGAACTGCTTGGTAGACTTGAGAGGTGTTTGAGCCTGCAGCTACGATAGCATGCACAGAGAAAGGTGAATATTCTCCCGTTCTATACATGTATCACCGCTTTGCGATTTCATAACACCTTTTCGATGTGTGAGTTTTCATAGTTGAAATCTCAACACCTATCTCGTCTATAACTCTGAGGTAAAGACGGGCTACACAATCGTTAGAGATTACAATATCATCCCCAAGAATAATGTAGCACCGCTTTTCCTTCGGGTTTACTCTTCTGATACATCACTGTACCACTATATGATGGGTCAGCGTAAAAACTGCCCATGAAGAGTAGGCCCCCATAGGTTGACCAGCCCCATACGTCACCACTTTGTCACCAAAATGATGAGGTGTCCGTATGAGCTTCTGTCACGCTATGGCGAGTGACTTAGAATATATCTGTTCCAGCAGCCTAACTTGCAGCTCCAGTGGGAATCTGTCCGTCGCCGATTTAAGGTCGAACGAATGGAAGGAGTTTCCTTCCTCGATTTTAAGACGCGATGGTCCCCCCTGTTGTCTATACGTTAGGTCCTGAGGGAGAGATTTGAGTGTCTTTATCAGAGACTCGTGTAGAGGCAGCAGAGCTGCTTGCACGAAATAACCCTGTTGGGCAATTACTCTTGTCTTCCCCTCAGGCGCGGGAATAGATACAATTCTAGCCGGCACTTCCGTACCAGGAGCTACAGGCCTGCTATCCGTTACATATTGCATTTCCTTGGGATACTTAGAAATAAGTATTCTGAAATGGTTGATTGCTCTACCGATACCTGGTGAAATGTCATCACATGCCTGGATATTATCCAGGGACATGACCGACGCATCAGATATTGATGAAGCAATCGCGTGGCCGTTCGGCCCCATCTTAGTTGTGAAGTGAAAACTCCACTCCTTCAGAGGGAATCGACGAACACGACGTGAGAATGTTTTGCTGTAACAGGCAAGACTTTCCCGTACCACTCCAGTGCAAGGATCTTCA